GATTTCAAAGAAATAAAGGGTGTAAAGCATTATTTGTATGAAGATATCGCTGAATTTAGGATTTCGCACCCTGATGAGGAAATAGTTGGTAATTGGAGATTGGGCAATGAGGGTGATTGGGCTATGACTGATGACGGCTGTATTGTCCAAATCCTTCGAAAATTCTATATTAAGCCACCAGATGGTAAGCCACCAAAGAAATGCACTAGAACTGTCTGTGGGACTTTCGTAAATGATTCTAAAACTCGTAATATGATGGGTGAAAATGGCATAGCGGTCAATATTTACACATTTTCGGGTAATAATAGGTCGATTGATGACTGGAATGATAGAAAACGGGCTTCTAGGAAGATGATGTTTGCAAAATACTTCGCACAGGGTGTCGATATGGTAAAAGCCTATAAATTGGCATATCCTAAGGCGGAAAAGACAGCATATATCAAGGCTGAGGCTAGTAAACTATTACAAACAAAGAAAGTGAGAGAAATGGTGAGCAATGAAATTAAAGATATTCTTGATAGCGAAGGAGTTTCGCCTGAATGGATTATTGGCAAATATCGTGATATTGTTGATTTAGCGGATAGTGACTCTAACAGGCTTCGGTCTTTAGATGCATTATCAAAGATTTCGGGGTTATTTGACACTGAAAAGAAAACTGAACAATTAACAGTATGGTCAGGATTTACTCCTGAGCAGATGGAGGCAATAAAAGATGGCAATAAAGCAAAACTTATCGCACATGCAGAAAAAGACACTGGTAGCGAAGAAAAAGCCTAAAGACCCGTGTGAAGTCTGTGATAAAGACTTATTTTATAATAAACGATTTACCCAGAGAGTCGGGCTGATAGACGATAATGATGATGTTATTGGCTGGATGTGTCCACATTGTAAAACAGAGTTTGACTTTGATAACCGACCTGTCGTAATTTATGGGGTCAAATCTGATATAGGAGAGGCATAATGCCAAATAAATATACTGGTAAAAAATATAAGCCTAAGAAAAAGGCAATAAAAAAAATAAAGAAGAAGGGTAAGAAGAAATAATGCCGAAATTTGGAAAAAAGTCTAGAAAGGTCTTGGCATCGTGCCACGAAGACTTGCAAGATTTATTTAACGAAGTAATAAAAACCTATGATTGTACACTTACATGCGGTCATAGAGGCAAGGAGGAGCAGAACGAGGCTTTCCGTACAGGCAAGAGCAAAGTGAAATTTCCAAAAGGCAGACACAATGCATTACCGAGCAAAGCAGTGGATGCCTATCCATATCCTGTTAATTTCGAAAATTTGGATAGGATGGTTCACTTTGCGGGTTTTGTGCTCGGTTTAGCTAAGTCAATGGAAATAAATATAATATGGGGAAGAGATTGGGATAGCGATTGGTATCTTAATGATAAAAACAAAACAACATTCAAGGATTATCCCCACTTTGAATTGAAGGAGGATTTTTAAATGATGGGATTCGGAGGTATGTTACCAATAATTATGGCTATGATGTACGGAATGAATAGAGATGGAGGAGGTTTTTTAGGCAATTTTTTCCAAGGTGGGGACAACAATGTGCCAGAAGGCTGGCCACCATCTAGTTCAGGAAATTTGCCGTTTTTGCCAGGGGGCTACTCCTTTTTTGGGGGTGCAAACCAAGGAAGCGGTTCTTCAGGTGGTCTTGGTAGTGGATTAGCTGAACTTGCAGGTAATGCAGCTAACTTACAAAGTAATTCGTCAGCAATGCCTGGAAATACTTTAAATTTAAATCAATCTACCTCAGGTCTTGGTAATGTAGGTCAAATTAGAGGTGCAAATAATTCTTTAAATACTAATAGAGCAACTATGCTCAATAGTCTAATAGCTAATAGGATGAATAGAGGTGGATATTAATTGTCGGAGATTACATCAGACGGCAATCTAATAAAGACATTAGATGAAGGTGGAGAAAGTTTATATAGTTTAGATGAGCTTCAGCAACTTCTAAATGAAATATATGGTTGGTGGGATGAACCTATCCCTATTAAGGGTGGTCCATGGAACCTAGATAACACAAGAACCCATGAATCAGTATTAGATAGTCTTGTAGAGGCACTAGATGATGATATCCTATTTAATCTTGCAACATCCGAGGAAATGTCAAAAGACATTATGTCACGGACATTAAGTTATGAAACAGAACCGCAACCTTCTTATGACCATGCTTATGTTAATAGATACAATGATATACGAGAACCTCAACAAGTAAATGCTGGTAGTTTGAGTGATATATTAGCAGAAATTACTCATGCAATGCAGGCTTCGTCTCAAATCACTAAAAAGGATATTGTTATTCCCAAACAAGGAGATTTAGGTTTTTTTGAAAAATATTTTTTACGACCAAATTATGTTATGAAGGCTTGGAAGTCTAATAAAGGATATTTAGATACAGATAATTATGCTGAGTGGGATAGAAGTAAGCCAGATGCACAATATTCGACAGAAGGGACACATGAATGGGAGGCTCACTCTCAATTTGAATCATATTTGCATAATTTAATAATGGGCAATAGAGTTACTGAATATGATAGAGATTTAGGTTATCCTTATGTATTAGAATCAGGAGAGGGGTTTGCCCCTGGAGAGATGGGGTATAATGTAAATATAAAAGATTTTTTAATAAATAAAACAATTAACGATATAATGAGTGTTACATATTTTAATAAGGATGGGGTTGAAATATATCCTGTAAAAGAGAGGCTTAAAGAAATTCCAGAACAATATTTATTATATGATATGAAATCTGCGAATAGAGATAATTATCCGTACGATTCTTCTTTTATGTATGATTTTCCAGAATATGATAGTCAATATCCTTGGCTGGGGCATAGTTATAATCCATTTTTCCCAACTGAAAGAGAATTGGAGCAATTAAATAGTGAGTGAAACTATAGATAACACAGAAGAGTATTATGATATATATAGTCCTGAGACGGCTAATCCTAGATATCAAGGTGGAGACGAAACTGGATATATACCATTATTTGATGCATTATTAGAACATATTACTATGAATGACGATTTTAAAAATGTACATCCTATGTTACAATTATTTAGAGGAATGGAAACTGGCGGTGCAATTAATGATGGTGTTGCTGAATTTCCTCATGGACAAAGTCATTTAGTGTCTGATACAGGTGCAGCTGGAACATATCAATTTAGACCAAATACAGTAACCGCTGCAAAAACAAGAGCTCAAGAAATAGGATTAGACCCAAGATTTTTAGAAACCTTACCTGATGACCCTAGAGAGTGGACTCAAGACCAAGCAGATATAATGGTATTAGTTAATTTATTTCCAAGAGTCATAAGAAGTAATGAAAGAACTGTTGTTTCTAAAGAGTGGGGTAGACCTGGTATGGTTGATGATTTACTCCAAAAGGCTTTAGTTGACTTAGATAGAAATGCAATGAATGAATTATATTTAACATTACATCATACAAGTAATCCTAAAAAATATCCAAAAAATCAAAGAGGTATCCCTCATTCGACTAGGATGAGATTAGAATCAATGAAAACACCTACATGGGATATAGATATGGATACAATATTTGAACTTATTGATGGGTTTGAGAATGTTAGAGATTAATGGCTAATCTAAATCTTAATGGCAATGTATCTAAAAATGAAGAAATGCTTAATTTGGCATTTCATGATTTAATAAAATTTGGACAATTATTCTCACCTCAGGACTTCTTAGCTACCTCAAGCCCTGACTTCCATAGAGAGGTCGGGGCACTCCTCTTAAATAAGAAAATACAACAATTAGGGTTAGTTCTTCCTAGGGACCATGCTAAATCAACCTTAGCTTCAACTGCTGTTTTGCATAGATTTCTTTTTGCAACTAAAGAAAATCCAGAATTTATTGCTTGGATTGGGGAAGCACAAGACCAAGCAAGAGATAATTTAGCATGGATAGCAAATCATATTTATGAAAATCCTGCGGTTCATTATTATTTTGGAGATTTAGAAGGAGATAAGTGGACTAAAGATGAAATTACTTTAGCTAATGGATGCAGAATGATTGCAAAAGGTACTTCTCAGAGATTGAGAGGTAAAAAACAATTATCTACAAGATATACAGGTATTATTCTTGATGATTTTGAATCAGAATTAAATACAAAGACACCTGAATCAAGAAGACAAATTAAAGAATGGGTGACGGCTGCTGTGTATCCAGCTATCGATTTTGATAAAAATGGTTTTTTATGGTGCAATGGCACTATTGTTCATTATGATAGTTTTTTAAATGAACTTGTTAAAGGATACAAAGAGGCAAAGAAAAATGAAACTGAGTATTCATGGCAAGTATATACTAAAAAAGCAATAGAAGATGATAAACCTATCTGGCCAAGTAGATGGAGTATGAAGAAATTAGAGACTAGAAGACAATTTTATATTGATTCTGGTACTCCTGCTAAGTTTTATCAAGAATATATGAATCAAGCAAAATCTCCTGATGACCAAATATTTCATGAAGATGATATTAATGATGGTTTATATAATGGTAAAATACGATTTAAAGAGGAAGTTGATTCCTGGGTATTAAAATTAGATGATGGGAGAGAAGAATATGTTAATATTTACATCGGGGTTGACCCTGCTTCGACACTTACTAGCTATAGTGATTATTCTGTTATTATGGTTCTTGGTGTTACCGCTGAGCATGATTATTATGTGCTTGAGTATTGGAGGCAAAGAGTCTTACCCATGGACTGTGCCGACAAGATATTTGAAATTGCAAAACGATATTCACCAATTAAAAGAATAAATATAGAAACTATAGCATATCAAGAGATGCTTAGAGATTATGTTATGAAGAAAAGTAAAAGAGAAGGACTATTTTTACCTGGTATTAATCAAGGAATTAAAAATTACGGCAATCAAAAGAAAAAAGATAGATTGTTTGAAGGATTACAACCAATGTTTAAGAGTGGTGCAGTTCATTTAAAAAAGACTCAACATGAATTTATTGGAGAATTAATAGATTTTCCAAAAGGGTCTCACGATGATACTATAGATGCATTTTGGTTAGCTACTCAATTCTCTAAAGGAAACCCAAAAGCAGGGAAAATTAAGAAGAAAAAAGATGATGAAGGGAACTATTATAAACCAAAAAAATTGTATAATTGGATAACAGGGGCTAGGAAGTAAATGTTTACCTTGTTTAACTGATAGATATAGAGGTATATTACAGACATGATTAAAGAAGATATTCGCTGTACAAATATAAAAGATTTATTTGATGTGTGGCAAAAGGCAAGAAAAGACTGGGATAGTGCTGCTAGAGAGGATATTGATTTTTATTTGGGGAATCATTATTCAAGGGCAGAGGAAAT